TCAGGGTAGATAGATGCGTCATCCGTACCCAGCATGAACGTACCTACACCATAGTCAAGCGACAGCTGAGACGTGTCGGACGTTGAGTAGATAGTCACCTGCTCAGATGGAGCATCTGATAGGATTTTCTTGATTGCACCTGCCTCAAAGAGGAACGCACAATCGCCATCAGTAGAGTCAAGTTTCACCTTGACTGAAATGGCGGAGTTTTGATTGGAGGCTTTCACACTGAGCGTGTCGCCTTCTACGGAGAATAGGATTTTTCCGAGGACGGGCACTGCACTCACAGATGCGCTGTTAATCGCCTTGCTGACATTAACAACAGCCTTGAGCAATTCCGCTCGGTTTACTGAAATGTTCATTTAAGCACTTAATTAGAGTGAGACTTCTTTCATCTGCAAATGTAGATAAAAAACTTCTCACTCCAAAATCGTGCTAAAAATTATTCGTTCTTGTTGTCGTATGAAGCTCCGTCTCCATCCACGCTCATTGCGTCAAGGACGATTTCGTGCTCGGATAGGACATACAATGATGGTGGCGCATCCGACCCTACTTCCTTACCGAAGAATGAAAGCAACGCTTCTTCTCCGCCTTTCTTCTTCGTTAATGGCTTAGCAACTAACTTAGCACCTGACCAAGGGTTTGAAGAGGAGTAGGTAGTACGACCGAAGCTACCATCGTCAAGAGGCTCAGAGTCTCCATAAAGAGACCCACCGCTACCATACGAAGAAGAGCCATCTACACCACTCCTTGAAAACGAAGCATCCTTCAGAATGTCATCACGAAGAGTAGACCTTGACCTCATCCCGTGTTGAGCACCCCTGAACTTTGCCATCACGGAAGGCGACAGAGACCCCGAGCTTGGGAAGCTATGGTTGGATGAAGTGTATGAAGCAAACTCATTCCTTGTGCCTCTATACTCCAAGTGGATATGTGGTGCTGTGCCGTGGTTAGGGTCAAGCGTCCAAAGACCAAAGCGAGCAAGCAGTGGGTCAGTGAAGATAGCATTAACCAAATCATCTGCACCGCCAACCCTACAAGATATATCCACAGCCATACTTACGTAATGGTAAGAACGTGAAGCGTGCTTATCTCCCGTTGTGGATGTAATGACGATTTGGTTTTGTGTCTCCCTTGGCAGAGACGAGAAGTACTCTTCAAAGGCAACGTGAAGACGACTAAATGCAAGACCTGCCTTAGCCCTCCATTTCCAATTTCCCCTGCTTACGGGTTTAGAGTAAACGCCACCTCTTACAGAACCTATGTACGCATCCCTATTGGGGTCAGACATAGACATAGCAGGAAACATCGGCTTCTTCGGTTGTTGCTCCGCTGTTTCAGTCGTTGGGTTGCCAAGCAACACTTCGTAGTTTGCCCTTAACCCATCTTCCCTCTTCTTCAAAAGGGTCTTGTATATCGAACTCTGCTTAATGGTATCGGTTATCCCATCGTTAGCCAAAGCCTTTTCCGACTCAGTTAGTACGTTGGAGTAGTCGGGTACATTATGGATAGGGTGCTTAGTGACGTGAACGCCACCGAAGGTAAGGAAGAAGAACGATACGAACTCATTGTAATTAACGAGCTTATCAACATCGCTCAGCGTCTTCGGTGGGCTGACCCTTCGTGGTGGTATATATTCTTGGTTGAGAAGACGCTTGAACTCCGATTGAGATAGCACCTTCTTGTTAAGTGGATTAGATATGTTTTTCTTGCTCATATAAAAAAAGGAAAACCCCTATGTCTGATTTAACATAGGGGTTCTCTTAAGTTACTTGTTATTGGATGTTTGGACTATTGGTCTACTGCTATCTTAGCATTAACCAACTCGTCACCAACCATCTTAAGCGTATCGCCATCAATAATCTTAGAAAGGAAGTCAGCCCTATCTTCGGGGGCGAGGAGGTCTCCTAAGATAGCATCCATTACGATAGCACCTGCTAAGTACCCATTCTGAACGCCAAATTCATCTCTATCATTCCCTTCGTACTGCTTGTAATTGCCTCCCGTTCTACCAGCCTGTTCTACTCTCTTCATAAGCTCATCATACTGTGAGTTTTGAGGAATTGTAACGCAGAATAGAGCCTCTGTAACAAACCTTGAGTCAATCAAACCAGCTACATTGCCTCCATAGGTAATGTCCCCAACAGAGGTAATCCCCATATCTGCCGCAACAAGGCAAATACCATCAACAATAGACGAGATGAAGTTTGCAGAAACTTGTCTATCCAGCCCACAAGCAAGGCAAGCGATATTAAACCACTGAAGAGGGGTAATAATATCATCTATGTCCTTGACCTTCTTGTTTCCCTTTAGGATTTTCGTGTACATGTTCAATCCTCTCAGGCTTGCTTGATTTGCCTTTGCATCCAGCCTTGACTTAAGTGGGTCTGCGTCAGTTAGGTCATAGTTTGACAGCTTGAACTGAATACCGTTCGTCTCAAGTATTGCTGTAAGAGCCGCATAAGCCGCAGACTTTGCATTTGACGTGTTGATGCCAAGAGTATCTGTCGTAAACGAAGCATCTCCATCCTTCATCTTGAATATGCTACTAAACGACACCGTCTTATCACCCTTCTCAATACCACTAACCAACGGTTTAGTTAGGTATTGACCGAGAGGAGTGAGAACGAAAACAGTCCTATCCTCGTCTATGAAGTCCTTTGTCTCAGACTCCATATCTACGAACTTAAAATACACATCCCTGAAATCTTCTTCATTTATCTTGACGAAAGAGCCATTCTTGAACAAGGTTACAGCCTTTTTATCCTCTTCTGAGTATTCAGCCTTACCTGATAGCTTTTTATCAAGCTTGTATATCGAAGATTGGAAGAACTCAATAAGCTTCGTGTTGTTCAGGCACTCTGCAAATTTAGCCTTGCTGAACTGCCTAAACTGCCTGAGTCTTGCGACTGTCTTCTCGGCTTCTTCATACCCGCTAAGCGTGTTTGTAAGTTCATGTAGGTCTACAAGATATTCGTCAAACTGCTCATCGGTGAGGACACCCTTCTTGAGGTCTGCTTGTGAAATGACGACATAAGGGTCACGACCCGTTATATCCTTGTACATATCACTCTTGGACATGATAGTCTGCCAAACACCAAGCTGAGTGAGGTTTCTACCCGTAGCACCTCTCAGCTTACCCTTTTGGTTAGGACTTTTTGCAACAGCATTAGCGGCATATCGTTCCTTAGCGTCATTCTGAGCTTCCTTTTCATCCCCTACAATACCCCAAAGAGCCTTTATATCGCCAGCCTTAGCGGCTTCAAGACGAGCTTCAAGAGATGCGTCCATAGGCTCAGGATTAACTCTGTCTTCGTTTGCCTTCTCGTGCATCGCATAGATATGCTTAATGAGTTCATCAGGGTCAGGGAAGAAGTTCATGTGCATGAATCGGTCGTATGTGGCAGAAGACCACTCAAACTCATCCAGCCCGTCAACAACTCTATTACCTGCGGCGACCATAGCCCATTGAGTCCCAAGCATATAAATGGAGTCAAGAACTCGGTCTTGGAAGAACGTCATACAAACGTCAAGTACAGATTTATCTGCACGAGTGATTTCATCGAAGAAGATGATACCTCCGCAACCCGTACCTTCTGGACCTCTGTTGCAGTTCAAGTTACCCCTTAGTTTATCGGCTTCAGTAATACCATTCCCCTTAAACCTGAATACGGGGAACTTAGCTGTTGGTACAGAGATTGGTAGTTGGATTGTTTTACCTGGGACTTCTACATACCCATCGTCTGTCAAAACCTTTTCGGGAACGTCCTGAATCGTAAGAACAGAAAGAGACTCCTTTGTATTCTGCGATAGGTTGATAGTAACCATATCATAGGTTCTCTTCTTTCTTTCTCCATTTATCGTAACCTCCTTGAATAGGTCAGGTCTTGACTGAATCCATTTTTCAATAACACCACGGATGGAGTTCACTATATACGTCTTACCAATACCATGATACCCCCAAATCATAGGAATCATTTGGTGTCCCTCGTTCATTGAACCACCCATGTTGTTCAATTTCAGCGGGTCTGTTGGAAGTCTTTTCTTTACTATGGTCTTATTACCATTTTCATCCTTAACAAACTCCCCATTCTCATCTTTAAGATAAGCATCATAATCCCAAAGGGGGTCATTGTCAATATCCTCATTACCTCTTCGGATGTAAGACTCAAAATAAGGGATAAGGTATCTTTCAAGACCTGCACGTCCCTTTACGTTAGGAATATCAAGGTGTTCTGTTTCTCTTGTTGGGTGCTTGTAAGCCTCGTTAAGACGCTTTTCCTCAAATTCCTTCCTCGCCCTTCTATGCTCATAGATGTTCTTTGTAGCCGCATCTCTCTTTGCTTCATTGATTAGCCCAGCGTCATAGTGAGCGTCAATAAGGACGTGCTCTGCCATTATATTCGCCTTCTCAGGGTCATTCCCTTCATCAAGAGCACGAGCCTTCGTCTCGTAGTACCTCATGTACGCACGAGCTTCTTCGGGCGACATTTCGCTGTTAAGCGTACTTGGGTCTCCTACCTTACTTCCCGAGACCATATCCTCAATACAGAAGCCTTTCAGACCGCCAGGAATATCACCGTCCTTAGCGTCAATCCTAATCATATCAGGAGATATAGAATCGACAATTTTGCTGTCATCGGCAGATGATGGGAAGAGAACCTTACCACTGACCATCCTCTTGAGCCTTTTTGAAATCTTGGAGAAGAACTCCTTGACTTTCTTAAACCCATCAGAGAACACCCCTTCGTTAAGTCCTCTAAGACCGTCTACGTCAAAAACGGAAGCACTTTGTTCTACGAAGATGCGTGCGGTGTGTACGCCTCGTAGAATCCTTCCGTCATCAACAGAAACAGAGCACCTCTTTTCGGACTCGTTCACAGAACGAATGTGTCCAAAGATACGTTCTCCGCTTTCGTCACGCAACCACACACGTGTGCCTTGACTGAGTTTGTTTTCTTTGTTTGTCATTGTATTTTGAATAGCTATTCTTACTCGTATTTTATACCTTTGTTTAACACTGCCATCTTAGAGGTCTCCACAAGGACTTCGCAAGACCCAGGGGACGATGGCATTTTTGCATCAATGAGTTTAGCCATAGAAGAAAGGAGTCTCATCAGAGCCTGACCATTCACGGCATACTCATTGGGTGTTTGCCCTTTTATAGTTGTTAGATGTTTTCCACCGATAGACACGTTATCAGCGTGCAGGGTTGCGTTGTCGTTTGAGTCGCCTCCGATATTGATTGCGCCATTAGACACAATGTTTATCTTGTCGCCTATAAGCTGTATGGCAGATTGGTTGTTGGCGTGGATGATGCTAATCATCCCATCGGGAGACAGCTGTATCTCGCTACCCTTGTACTGAAGATGAAGTCCTCGGTTTGGTTGGAAGAGTACGTAGACCTCGTTGGTCTTGTCGTACATAAGGACTTGGCTGTCCACGTAGTCATCGCCTATCTCCTCAATAAGGTCTGTATCCACATCGCTGTATGCGCTGTACTCAGGGTTGAAGATTGAACCACCCGTGAATGTAACGAACACACGAACACCGACCTTAGGGACTGAGATAGCCCCCTGACCATTCCCAGCGAAGGAAGGAGAGGATGCGGGCTTAGCCCAAGGAAGAACATCATCCTCCATATTGGTCATAAGATGTTCTACCCTGACCCTACAATGACCAGCCTTCTGCGGGTCTTTGTTGTCTACAACGTATCCTACGTATTTTCCGTTAAGCCCTGCCATACCTTATTTTAGATATAGGTCACATACGACACCTCTACGGGGAAGAAGTTCGGATTGAACAAGACGACCGCTGAATGGAAACCATTACGCATGCTCAGAAGGTTGTCCACTGCTCCCAAGCAGGAGTAGAAGTCACCAATCGGTTGCCATATGTTGTTTGCTCCAATGAACGCCATATACTCACGGACAGATGCGAAGTTCTTGTATGAAGCGTCAATATCGTTTTCGTCTTCGCCCTTCT